GTGTTGTTGCTCACTTGCTTTGGGGTTCAGGACCATCCAAGAGAGCCGCACAGAGAACAAAAGACTACGCTGATTCGGTTGTTGCTAGAATCAGAGCAGAGGAAGCTACCAGAATGACTAATAAAAACAAGTGGCAAGATGTTGCGAGAGCTATTGCTCTAAAGATTGACGGCCCACAGGCTAAACAGCCAGAGGTAAGAACTAACAGCGTTGACTTTGAGGTCAGGGCTGAGGGCGATGGCATGACCTTCACTGGCTACGCCTCGGTGTTCAACAGCCCTTCTGAGGACCTTGGTGGCTTTATTGAGTATGTAGCCCCTGGCGCTTTCAAGCGTTCCTTGCAATCTCGCAACGAAGTAAAGCTTCTCTGGAACCACGATGCAGGTGAACCGCTTGCCTCACTACGAGGTGGAACCATGCAACTTGTTGAGGACAACAGAGGCCTAAAGGTCACAGCACAACTTCCCAACACAACCCGAGGTCGCGACATTGCCGAGCTACTTAGGACTAAGGTTATAGACTCAATGAGCTTTGGCTTCAATGTGATCAAAGACTCATGGTCACCAGATGGGAAAACAAGAACCTTGGAATCAGTCAGATTGTTTGAAGCAAGTATCGTCTCTTTTCCGGCCTACGCCGCCACCACTGCAACTGTCAGATCGGCTGACCAAGCGATTGACCCAGACAAGCTTGCTGATGCTTTGCTTAGGCTAGAGTCTGGAGATGACCTTGACGAGGCTCAGGCAACTCTAATCACAGAGGTTGTTGGCAAGCTAAAAGCTCAGCCAGAGCCAGAGGAAGCTGTTAGTGACAATGGGCTTGAGTTGCTAGACCTAAAGAAAAAGCAATTTGACCTTCTACTGAAAAGGATTTAATCATGGCAACTAAAGATGAAATCAAGTCAGCTATACTAAAGGCTGCTGGCAACCCTTCCGCCGGCGCTGTTGCCGAGATAGCAGATGAGCTTGCAAAAGCAGTCTGGGAACTTGACAACAAGAACTCAAATAACCCAGCCAAAGAAGCAAGGGTTATTGACATAAAAGAAACTCGCTAAAGAGTTTTTTAGCCCCAGCTCGGCCCCCTTCCTGAGCTGGGGTTTTTTTCTGCCTATAAACTTGAGCTAACGGCTGAGTGTTAGCACCGCTGTTTCTGTTGAGTGTTAGCACCGCAGGAAACCCCTCAAATCAAATCATTAGGAGAATCATGTCTGACTTTATTAAGTCACAGATGGACACTCGCAACAACCTGATTGCACAGGCAAGAGAAGTTCTTGACATCGCACAGGCTGAGGCTCGCGGTCTATCAGCAGAAGAAAACCAGAAGATTGCTCGTATCGAGGCTGACATTGACCAGGCCGACACAGCTATCTCAACCGCTCGTTCTATCGCAGACCGCGAAGCTCGCGCAGCTGAAGCATCCGCTTCATTCGCTCCATCAACCAACGCAACAGCAAACAACGATGCAGACATCCTTCGCTCAATCGCTATGGGCGAGATGCGCGGATACGAGTTTGCTCGTGAAAACAGAACTCTAGTTCCTTCAGCTAACACTGTTGGCCAGAGCTTCTACGACCAGGTATTTGAGATTGCTCAGCTAGTTGGCCCAATGCTAACTGTGTCTGATGTCTTGAACACTCAGTCGGGCGAGAACCTGGTAATTCCGACAGTCACAGCGACTTCAACATCAGGATCAGTTGCAGCCGGCGGAACCATCTCAGAGTCAAACCCAACCTTCTCATCCATCACACTAGGTGCTGAGAAATACGGAGCTTTGAGCCAAATCGCCAGCGAACTAGTAAGCGATGCCGGATTTAACATCACCAGCTACATCGCCCAACAGCTCGGTACAAGCCTGGGTCTACAGGCTAACTCCGTTCTAACCTCAAAGCTATCTGCAGCCGCTGGCTCAGTAGTGACTGGTGGAACCGGTGTTGGTGGAGCAGCTACCTACGAAAACCTGATCGACCTAGTCTACGGAATCGCAGATGGCGCTCGTGTGTTGCCAAACTTGGGCTTCCAGATGAGCAAGTCAGGTATCGCAGCAGCTCGCAAGCTAAAGGATGGTGCAGGAAACTACATCTGGACCGACTCAGCAGTACCAGGTCAGCCAGCAACACTTCTTGGCTACCCAGTATTTGAGAACCCAAATGTTGCAGCAGTTGGAACAGGAACCAAGTCGGTGCTCTTTGGGCACCTACCGAGTTTCGTCGTTCGCGTTGCCGGCGGTATCCGAGTTGACCAGTCAGCTGACTACGCCTTCAACACTGACACAGTTACCTACCGAGGCCTAATTCGCCTTGATGGTGGACTAACCCACGCTACCCACATCGGGTACTTCAAGGGTGGAGCAAGCTAAACCCTTAGCTCAAAAGCTGAAAGGCCCCAAGCGTGTAGGTTCGCTTGGGGCCTTTCTTTTGCTAGGCTACTGCCATGCCTACTAAAAAAGAGAAACTAAACGGAGCTGTCAGCCTTTGGTCAAACAGCTACAACTCACCAACCGGATACGGACAGCAAGCCACTCACCTGCTAGACAGCCTCAAGGGCTCTGGCCTTGATGTGCAGATGCTCTCCAACTACGGACTTGAAGGTGTGCCAACAACAATCAAGACCCCTCATGGAGAGGTTCCACACTACCCTCGAGGCATTGACCTTTACAGCAACGATGCTGCACCGATAGACCACCAAAGCTTTATCGATAGAAACCCAGACAAACCAAACCTGTTTATTAGCCTTTACGATGTTTGGGTTATGCAAGCGCCAGGCTACGACAAGTTTCCGATTGCCTCATGGGTGCCCCTTGATCATGTGACAATGCCACCAAAGGTTGAGCAGTGGCTAACAAAGCCGAATGTCACACCTATTGCGATGGCACCTCATGGCGTTAGGCAGATGACAGCAAAAGGAATCGACTGTGAGTATGTGCCTCACGCTGTTGACACAAAGGTTTACAAGCCAAGCTTTGAGATTGGCAACCACGCCATCAACGACTACCTTGGCATTGAGCCAGACCAATTCCTTGTTGGGGTTGTTGCAGCTAACAAGGCCTCGGGCTTAGTGCACCGCAAAGCTTTTAGTGAATTGCTCATGGCCTTTAGCATCTTCTCCAAAGACCACCCTGACGCTTTGCTCTATCTACACACTGACCCTTACGGCTTAGCAGGAGGCTGGAACCTAATCAAGATCCTTCAGTCACTTGGCATACCTAAAGACAAGGTGCTCTTGCCTAACCCACACGACTACCGCTTTGGAATGTCCAAGAAAGACCTTGCTGCTATCTACACAAGAATGGATGTGCTACTTGCCCCTAGCTATGGAGAAGGCTTTGGCGTCACTGCTCTTGAAGCTCAAGCCTGTGGCACGAGGGTCATCGGATCTAACTGGGCAGCAACTCCTGACCTAATCAGTGAGGACTCTTGGCTTACCGATGGACAGCCGAGCTGGGATGCAGGGCAAGACGCCTGGTGGCAAACACCAAACATCCCTAGCCTTGTCAACGCACTCAAGGAGGCTTACGAAGCAGAGCGAGGCACTTCCACAATTGCAGTCGACTTTGCTCAACAGTTTGACATTCAAACAGTCTGGGAAAACCACTGGGTGCCGGTGCTAAAGAAGCTACTCAAGTGATCCCAGTCTTAGGCTTTGCAACCCTAAAAAGGTTTGACCTAGCTCAAAGGCTACTTGACTCAATCGACTACCCAGTAGAGCACCTAGTCATTGTTGACAACTCAGGGACTAACACTTGGCAACCTGCTCAGCCAGAAAAGGTGAAAAACCTTTGGATGATTAGAGTGCCCTTTGGGCTTGGCCTTGTAGGTGCTTGGAACTTGATTGTAAAGTCAACACCTCACGCCCCTTACTGGTTGCTAGTGAACGATGACGCATGGTTTGGCGAGGGAGCTCTTGACATCATTGATCAAGACGCAAACCCCGATGGGCTTTGCTTTCCACACATCAACACCGATTGGTCTTGCATTGTGCTTGGGCAAAAGGTGGTCGAGGAGGTAGGACTTTACGATGAACGCCTTTACCCCCTTTACTTTGATGACAACGACTATGAGCGCAGAATCAGAAAAGCTGGCTTGCCAGTCAGAAGGATAGACGCAATAGTCCACCATGACAACAGCTCTAGCTTGAAGGGCAACGAACTAAAGAACAATCAGACCTATGGCCGTAATCAGGCACTTTTTGAATCTAAAGTTTTGAATGACGATTACAGCGAAGGCAACTGGTCGCTAAAAATTAGAAGGGCAAACTCTTGGGACTAGTTTATACAGGTGGAACTTTTGACCTTTTCCACTCTGGCCATGCTAGGTTTCTGCAACGCTGTGCAGAGCTAGGGCCTGTCGTGGTCTCTCTAAACACAGATGAGTTCATTGAGGAATACAAAGGCAAGCCCCCAGTCATTAGCTATGCAGACCGAGAGGCTGTGCTTTTAGCTTGTCGCTTTGTCGACCGAGTGGTGCCCAACACAGGTGGGACGAACAGCAAGCCAAGCATTGAGGAAGTCTGGCCGGACATCATTGCCATTGGGACAGACTGGGCTCGGCGCGACTACTACAAACAAATGAGCTTTGACCAGGATTGGCTGGACGAGAGGGGCATTGCCTTGATCTACATTCCATACACACAAGGCATAAGCTCAACAGCCATAAAAGAGCGGATGATGTTTAGGCGTTAGACTAGACAAAGACTTATCAAAGGATTTCAATGGCAATCACAAATGGTTACGCTACCCTGGCTCAGGTCAAAGCAGCACTAAGAATTACAGACACAGTAGATGACAGCCTTTTAGAAATGGCTATTGAGTCAGGCTCACGAGCTATTGACGGATACACAAACCGCAACTTCTACGCCAACGGCACCGCAGTAAGGGTCTTCACACCTAGCGACAGCTTTGTCACAGAGATTGACGATTTGGTCACTCTGACAACTCTGAGGACGATGACTGATGATGACAGCGCCTTTGACACGACTTGGACATCAACCGACTACCAGCTCGAGCCACTGAACGGCAGAGCTGACGGACTGACCTCACCTTACACAAGCATCCGAGCCGTTGGCGATTACCTATTTAGCCAGTTTGAGCAAGAGGCAACTGTGCAGGTCACAGGAGTTTGGGGTTGGGCAGCAGTGCCAATCTCAGTCACACAGGCAACTGTCATTCAGGCGTCAAGAATTTATAAGCGTTTGGACTCACCCTTGGGCGTAGCCGGAATTTCTGACATCGGGATAATGAGAGTGAGCAACAGACTTGACCCTGATGTGGCTCAGCTGGTTGACCCACTACGCAGAATCAGGTTTGCATAGTGGCAAGCATTACCGACCTACGAACAGCCATTGCAACCAACCTTGGCACAATCTCTGGCCTACGCACTAGCCCTGAGATGCCGGACAACCCTAACCCACCGATTGCTTTAGTCAGGCCTGTCACTGTTGAATACAACCAGGCGATGGCCAAGGGCCTTACAAAATACAACTTCACAGTCGTTGTCATTGTTGGCAGGGCTGACGAAAGAACTGCTCAGCGATCGCTTGACGCTTACTGCTCATCCACAGGGGCCTCAAGTATAAAGAACGCAGTAGAATCAGATAAGACACTTGGTGGCAATGCCTACGACTGCCGAGTGACTGAAATGAGAAATTACACCCCCATCCAGCTAAACGAAGGCACATACTTAGCAGCGGAGTTCGCTGTTGATGTGTTTGCCGACTAGGAGAAAAACAGACAATGGCAAAGTTCATCGCTACCGACTACAAGGTCACAATCAACGGCACAAACTTTAGTTCCTCACTTGCATCGGTTGAATTGCCGATTGAAGTAGAAACTCAGGACACAACCGCTTTTGGTGCAACCTTCCGCACAGCAATCGCAGGATTGCAGACCGGCTCAATCACACTAGAGTTTCACCAGGACTTTGCTGGCGGAGCTATTGACAGCGTTCTTTACCCACTACTGGGAACCAACGCAACTGTGACTGTAAGCCCAACCTCAGCAACAGTGTCAGCTACCAACCCGAGCTTCACTGGAACCTATCTTGTGACCCAGTACTCCCCATTCAATTCAACCATTGGTGACCTCGCTACCCTGAGCGTGACCTGGCCATTGAACGGCGCATTGACAAGGGCAACAGCCTAAGACCATGCAGATCCCATTCATAGTTGAGTTTGTGGATGGCAATACGGAAAAGGTTGTCACTGGCACCCCAGACTTTATTGCCTTTGAGGAGAGATACAACTTGGCCATAACGACTATCCAGTCGGACCCTCGCCTAACCTACCTAAGCTTTATCGTCTGGAACTCGCTTCGCAGAACTAAAAAGACCGACAAGTCTTTTGAGGATTTTGTTGAAACGCTGAGCTCCATCTCAGGCGATGATGTGGACCCAAAAGTCTAAAGATCAAGGGGCTGGGAGCAACAAGCCAGCACTTCCTTATCGCTTACTTGGCCTGTGAAACAGGGATTGCACCCTCGGCTCTACTACAAGAGTCCGAGCGTATGCTCTTTACGATGCAGATGTATCTAAAGGGCAAAGCAGAACAGATGAGGCAATAATGATTAAGAGTATGTCAGTCGAGGTTTACGGCATTAGGGAAACCCTTGCCGAGATTCGCGATGTAGACAAAGACCTATTCTTTGAGATTAGAGCCTTTATGAAGCGTGGGGGTGACACCCTTGGTCGCAGGATTCAGGGCAACATCCCTTTGCTTGCACCGACTCGAGGCTTTAGGCATTCGGGTAGAACCTCGTGGAAACCTGCCACAACTAAAACAGTTGTAAGTGGTCGTAATGCTAGAGCTGGTATGGATGGCGCAACTCCCCTTCTCCAGGTGATTGTGAATGGAACTGCCGTAAGCATTGCCGACATGGCAGGACGAGGCGGAGGCAAGACTCGGCTCCAGACCACTAGGACCTATGAGTGGAAAGGCACTACCCGTAGGCACACTGTTACAACTCAGGGCCAAGCAATGATCAAGGCCCTGGGGATGGCTCCGTCACGCTACATCTACCCAGAGGCCGAGGCCAGCGTTCCATTCATTCAGGGCTATGTCTTGCAAGGCGTTGAGGCATACACTAACAAGCTCAATAGAAACATCGAAGTGATTGGGAACAGCTAATGGCCGGTATAAAAATCAACATCCTGAGCAACTTCAATGCTCAGGGATTCACCAAGCTACAAAGGGAACTCAAGCGACTTGACACACCTATTGAAAAGCTTGGAGCTGTCACTAGATCTCTAGCCCCTGCTGCACAGATTGGGCTTGTGGCTTTGACAGCTCTTGGGGTTGCTGCCGTTAGAGCTGCCGAGGACGCTCAGGTTGCTGACCGCAGACTTGCCAGCGTTGCAGAATCTATGAACCTTTTTGGCACTCAGACCGGAGCAGTCACAAAGCGACTACGAGAATTTGCTGACGCAACAATGAAGCAAACTGCCATTGACGATGA